TGAAACAAAACTATAAATCTTAACGGGACCTACACCGGCAAAAGTAGGTAGGATTATTACTAGGTAGGTGCCTGTTTTGACGGGCTATATTCTAGGTCGCGATCCAGGACTGGATGGCCCGGTAAGGTTGCAAACTGAAAGGCCCGCCTATTAGCCACTAGTACTGATCCCTGGTCCTATGTGTCGGCCGATAAAGTAAAATGCATATAGGACCTGGGATCAGTCAACAGGTTAAGCCCTGTTCGAACGGTAAACAATTGTCACCGGGCTTCACTTAAGATTATGCTGTTGGCTGATCTAAGAAAGAAAAATTTTATGTATGAATATCACCCGGGCTGTTACTGTGCGCGCTGCAAGAATAAGCGCCAAGCAACAAGCCACAAGCTACAGGCAAAAGTCGCAAGCATCAAGCAGCTGTTGACAAGACTGTTTTATAAGATTATATAGGAGATAGAAAGCGAGGAATATATGAACAAGAAAGAAGCAAAAATAATAACTGGAGGATTAAGTAAACCGTCGAAGATGCCGGGTCACGCTTACAACCTGCCAGCCTGGAGATGCAAAACAGGCGTTAAGCTGCAAGCAGTAAAAAATTCTGTCTGCGCTGGCTGTTACGCGATGAAGGGGAGATATAGATTCAAGAATGTTAAAGACGCATTGCAGCGAAGGATGGACAGCCTGGACCATCCACAGTGGGTCACCGCGATGGTAGTACTAATCGACAAGCAGCCCTGGTTCAGGTGGCATGACAGCGGAGACCTTCAGAGCTTGGACCATTTAAACAAAATATTCGAAGTGTGCAGGTTGACACCTGAGACCAGGCACTGGCTGCCAACACGTGAGGCGCAGATCCTGAAGCACATCTCACCTGCAGACGTGCCATCAAATTTAATAATTCGTATGTCCTCGCATATGATAAACCAGGGACCAGTGAAGAGCTGGCCTTGGACTTCTACAGTAATTGATCAAGGCTATCATACCTGCCCCGCTGCTTCTCAAGGCAACGAATGCAGGGACTGTAGACAATGCTGGAATAGAGACTACAGCAACGTCAGTTATGGGAAACATTGACATGTGGAGGCATCCAAAATATTATAAAGAATTACGCAAGCGTAATAAGCTGGCAGAATCCCGCCAACCAGTAGTGGGCGGCCAGCAACAATCGGATCAGGCCATTAGCGACGAAGCTTCGACGGAAGCAACAAGCGTGCGCCCTGGTCCGGGCCTATCAAAAAAAGCCACAAGCTCAAAGTTACAAGCATCAAGCAACAAGCATAACCAGCAAGCTACAAGCAGCAAGCAACAGGCTAACGAAGATTAGATAGATATAACCCACAAGCAACAAGCTGAGAGTCACAAGCAGCAGGCATCTTGTATCCTTCTGATACAAGATCCAAGATACAGGTACCTGGAAACAATTTGCAGGAGCCCTGACTGGGCTTCTTGGCAAGTATAAAACTACTCAATGGATGCTTCACATGAAACGCAATTTGATGTGGGGAAAAACGGATTTTGTTACCGGATGTTACCTTCAGTTCAACAGTGAAAAACTTACCAAAAGTATTATAACCCAATAGATCGGGAGTACCAAATACGCTAGTATTTTCAAGTCTAGTCCACGAAATTTCTGGTGTAATTCTTTTAAGCTCATGCCATAATTTTGTTTCAGGTTTCATCAAAATAATGACGGTAACAGATGCTTACAAAAGTTTAATTGGTTTACCCATTTTAGCTAATTCTTCATGAGTTGAAATCACTATCCGGTGTGTTTCTCTAGCACCAATAATTTTATTTTCAACTAAATTCACACTCATAACATCAAAAAATCTTCCGTCTGGTGTTTTAACTTGCACCCTTGCATCTTGAGCTACCGAGCTCCCTTTCTTTGGACCTACGAATCTATCGAAGATCATGATTAAATCTCTACCCTTTAACATTTTTTTCTAAGCCTTGTATTCTATTAGTTAACGTAGCAACGTCATGAGATAACAACGTATTATCTCGTTTCAATTCATTAATCTCAGCTCCAGCTTGTCTGCATTTTTCCTGCAGGAATTGCTTTTGCTTTGTTAAATCTTCAATTTGTCTAGTTAAATCTAACTTTCCTCTGTCATCTTTCATATATTGATTTTATAAGATATTATAGTTATATTGTCAATCATGTCTGAAATAGAAGTAAAAAAGAAACCAGGTCTACCGACTAGGCTTACCCCTATGCAACGTAAATTTGCAGAATTATTGGTATTTAACGAAGGTCATAAGTTTGCCTATGAATGTGCTAAGGAAGCAGGCTATGAAGGAGACAATGCAACACTACGTAAGAAAGCTAGTGAATTACAAAATCCAAAATACTATCCTTTAGTTGTTAAACATATAGGAGAGCTACGAGAAGAGAACTATAAGAAACACAACATATCTTTCGGTGGTCACTTAACAGAACTATCTAAAATTAGAGATGAAGCACTAAAAAACAAATCATACTCTGCAGCAACAAACGCAGAGAAAGCTCGTGGTGCTGTTGGTGGATTATACATAGAACAAAAAATTATTAGAACCGGTAAAATAGAAGACTTAACTGAAGATGAATTAAACGAAAGAATTAATACGATAGTATCTGATAACTCACTGTTGATAGACAAAAAAGAAGAAACAAAACCTCCACAGGATAAAAAGCCTAAACTTCCATTAAGTTAATTTAGTCATTTTAATTACCCATGACGTAGGAATCATAGTCCTATCTCCAAATGTAATTTCATTTGTAACTGGGTCCTTATCATACGATGCAAATATTTTTACTGAATCTTTATCTTTAGAAAATACCCAACCTTCGTTAACTGGTTTTGCTAATTTCATTTTAGTAAACTCTCTATCATCAGCCCAACCCGAATCGGATAACGCATCAGTCCACTCAATCCTCCACTTTGAATACGGGATGTCGTTTGGTTGACTTGGGACGACTTGTTTTCTTCTTCTTGGTTTTTTTCTTGCCATAATAATAATCTGGGTTGTGTACTTTATTGAACTCGTTCATCCAGTCGGATGGCTCTTGCCAATGTTTATTTCTACCTATCATATCAGACCCTATAGCATTTTCTAGAATTTTTTGCTGGATTTTGGTACCCAAAAGTCCCGCGCGGCCCCTGTAAATCCTAAAACCGTTGGTATTCCTTGCTGATCACGAAATCACGAGATCACGTGTAAATTAAAAGTGCTGTTTTAACAATTTCATAGTTTTTAAAAACCTATAGATTCGTGATCAACCGCATAAAACCTAGATTTTTATAATTTAGAATTATTCTAAACTACATACTGTGACATATATATCACAGTTTGTTGCGTAAATCACGCAAATATTCTTCGTTTTCTTCTTGCTCTAATTGTTCTGGTGTTTTTCTATTAAGAACTAGATACACGATAATTGCCCCAATAAAGATGCATACAAGCCCGTACAGCAACATTCCCCATCCAAAGCTAGCTGTCATCTGTAACATCCTGTAACATTATGATTTTATCTTGATTTGTGGCAACTTTGCCTAAAAGTTGCTGTATTCTGACCAACAATGCGTCTAGCTGTTCAGGTGGCACATCCCCTGTATCTATGTCTAACATTTTTTTTAATAGACTTTCATCTTCATACATTTCTTTTAAGATCCTTTTTTCTGTAAGATCAATCAGTTTTTGTTTCATAGTATTTATTAACCCTTTCTAGAAATTGATGTTGATATTTGATAAACTCTTTGCCTTTTATTTGAAACTTTTGGAAATAGTTATCAGGAGTGCACATCAATATTACTCCTTGTGTTATTTGAGTTTGATAAACATAATTATGCGCCATAGCATATGCTCCCAGCTGCATAAAATAATCATCAATCCATTCTTTTCTTTTTGGTTTATTACTTTGTTTAAAATCTATTATACTATCTTCATAGTCATAGACTCCAACAAGGTCTGTAGCTCCCGCGTACAAACCTGGGTAATGAATAACCACTTCACTTCCCCAAATTTCTTGTAAATCATTGAATCCTTTAGATATTATTGTATCGGACATTGCCTTTGCAATTTTGCCTTCTGGCGTTAAATCAAGATGACCTTCTCCTAAAATATGTTTTTCTAAATGCATATGTAAGTTTGTTCCGCGCGCGGCCGCTTGTTCCTTGATCCTTGTCGCCTGCTCCTTGCCCACCTTCGCTTGCCACCGGGCAATAGATTCCTGGGCTTCAGGACTCTTAGTTTTACCAAGTATCGTTGTAACACTTGGTAGCTTTTCGTTACCCACATCATAGG